AATGGAGTAAAATTTTGCAATTATAGTGCAGTCAAACCCGATGATGAGGAATTGAAAAAAATAAAATTAAGAAAGCAAATCCGAAAAGAAAAAGAAAAAACTGAACGGAGTTCAAAAAAATTGAACACCTGTTCAAAAAATTATAATGGGTGTTCAAAAAAGTTGAACGAGGGTGTTCAAAAAGTTGATACTCATAATAATAATATAGATAATATAAAAGATAATATAAGTGAAACTATAGGAAAGGTACATACATCAACTAACATTGATGGAGAGGTACATACATCTGTTTCCGAGAAACAGACGGCAAGAGTCACCCGACAGGATATGCAAGCAAAGAAAGATGATATGTTCAATAGATTCTCTGAAATCTGCGACAACAGTGTTGAAAACGAAACAATCAGAGAAGTAGTCAAAAACGCATTCCGCAGATACATGAACCTGTACGAAACATATTTCTGCAAGGTTCACCCAATCTTGACCAATAAGACACTGACTAATGTATGTCTGTCGCTTTCTAATGTGACCGATACGGAGCATAATCACTTTGAGCGGACAGATGTTTACCTAGCAGACGAAACAGGGCTTACTGGGCTTGATAGAATGGTTAATGAGCATTTCAGACGAACACATAGAAGAGAGACTAACTACTCGATAACGCATTTTGCTAAAAGCGACTATCTGCTACGGTTGGCACAAGGTATTATAGAATACTAAACGGAGGTATAAATATGGCAAAAGGAGTTAAGACACGAAATATTGATTCATTCCGAGAGGGATTGATGGAATACGCACATGGCAGATGTTCACAGGCACAAGCTGCAAAGATAGCCGGTATGAGCGTGCCGACATTTAGGAAGTACGCAAATATGCATTTTTTAGGTATTCCATTTCCTGACACACTGTTTAAGGCAAAGGAAGAATAACCAATGATTGCAAATTGTGTGAACTGTGGCGCACCGATTGACAGAAAACTTAATAAATGCCCTTATTGTGGTACACCTTATGACTACAGTGACTTTAATGCAAGTTTTGAAAACGAAAATGCACTTGGAACTATCTCTATTGTCGGAAAAGAATATCAAGTGTATCTAGGAGGTTGTGAGGTAAGTACGATTGATATGGGGTGCTACACAGATATGAACGGAACACTTCATAACGGAAAAACTGTTAAAAAACGAAAATTTACTTTGATTGAGGTATGATATGAAAGATTGCTCAATTTGCAAATATAGTGATGAAGATTTTGCTTTTGATGCGGAAACAGGAGAAGAATATCCGGTTTATGATTGCCAAAAAGGGAATGATACATCACTTGACTGTGAGTGCAAGGATTTTAAGAAATACAAGCCAAGAAAATATAGAGAAAAAGATACAGAGTGCGATAAATGCGAGTACAGAGAAAAATGTGCAAAATATAGTTCCGAGATAGACTGTACAACCAACATGGATATAAAAACACATATTATTTATCCACAAGACAAATGTATTAAAAGGCAGAAGAGCTAGGCATTGAGATATTGAAAACTATTTCAAAGAATATGGGATTGAGGTGTAATATGTGTGAATTTTGTTGCAAAATAGGAAAATTGGAAAAAATCAAGCAAGGAGCTTTTAGAGGCGGATATTATCCCGAAAAAAATGAAACACAAATTGTTGAATTTAAAAATGCATTTCATTTATTTTTCGGATGTAGTGACCCTTTTATGGCTGGAATTGAAATCGAAGATATAAAATTTTGCCCTATCTGCGGTAGAAAGTTGGTGTAGTAATGGCAGAGTCTTTAAGTAAATTGGCAGAAAAATGTAAAAGTTGCCCTAAATCTGAAAAATGCGACCATAAAAGAATGGAATTATGCGCTTTAGCGGATTTGCCACCACAAAATCTTGCAAGTGCTACACAAGGCATTTTGATAGACAATATGTCACCTGTATTGAGGGAAGAAATAAAAAGCCCTTTAAGTCCATTTAGGTACAAAGATGAATTAGAAAAAGCACTAAATGATTTTCATTTTGGAAATATGTTTATGTATGGTGCTTAGAAAGTTGGTGGAAGAATGATATTGTGCAAAATAGCATTGTTTATTTACTATCTCTTATCGTTATGGCTCATAAAGAAATCCAAAAATATTAGAGAAGTCGCAGAAGTGGGTTTCTTAAATATTATATTTCTTTTGACAATGATTGTAGCGAACATTTAAGCATATAGAATAGGTGGTGGAAGAATGAAACATCAAAAAGAATGGCGCACTTGCGACAGGTGCGGAAAAGAAATAATACGATACGATGAAAAATATGCATATATCAAAACAAGAGAGGTAAAACCTCTTCACGAAAAAAGCATATGTACAGCCGAAGCTTTAGCAAAGGAAGTGTTTCCAATGGCTATATGGAGAGATGATACGCAATACGATTTATGCCCTAAGTGCAGGAAAGAGTTCAAGAGGTTTATGAAAAATGGAGCATGAAAGAAAATGGTGCACTTGCGATAGATGTGGTGCAGAAATTAAAAAAGGAATACTGTGTGAAAATTCGGTTACAAAGAACGGCATTTTTAATACCACATACGACTTGTGCTATAAATGCATGGAAGATTTTGAAAGATTTATGGAAAATGAAAAATAATAAATTGTAAAGGAGAAAATAAATTATGAATTTTGGACAGGCAATTGAAGCATTAAAAAACAGCAAAAAAGTAGCAAGAAAAGGTTGGAATGGCAAGGGAATGTTTGTGTATTACGTTCCGGCTGGCAATTTTAAGTCTTATACAGAAATTGGAAAATCTATTGCAGATAAAGACGATTTAGTACATTACAATTCGTATTTTGCTATCAAAAATGTTAATGACACTGTTTCTACATGGGTTCCGTCAATTAATGATTGTTTAGCAGAAGATTGGTATGTAGTTGAGTAGCATATAAGTGTGTAGTCTGTAGCAAGATATTTACACCGACCGCAGCTAACCAAAATACGTGTTGCGAAGCACATAGACAGCAGAGAGCTACGGAATTAAGGAAAATCAGAGAGAAGAAAAGACTTAAAAGAAAGCCTGTTAAGAAAAACAAACTTGCGGAAATCTGCGAGATTGCTAAGAGTAAGGGCATGAGCTACGGACAATATATGGCAGAACAATACAAAAAGGAAGTGATGATAAAATGAATGAATGTTGTGGAAATTGCAAATATCATCAATACGAGGATATATCGCAAGGTTGGGTATGCTGTAACCAAGATAGCGAATATGTAGCTGATTGGACAGATTATACCGATTGTTGCGAGGAATGGGAGAGCAGATGAATAGCAGAACTATAAGTGATATAGAGCCGATTAAAAAACAATGTGTGTACGAGGATAACAGGCCGTGTAACAGCTCATGCCGATACTCAAATACTTGTATACACAGTGCGAACAAAACCGAAGGATAGGAGATAGGCTTATGAAGTTTTCAAAACTTACTAAGCCGGAACTTGAAGAGATTATGAAAAATGCCAATTTCACCGATGAGGAAGTGGAAGTTTTTGAGTTGCTAGTTGCTGATAAAAGCCTTGAAGAGGTATCACAGAGACTATTAATCTCAAAAACAACCACTTCCCGGAGAGTGGCAGACATTAAAGAAAAGATAGAAAGGAGTCGGGTAATGATTAACAAAGTGCCAATATGGGAAAAAGTAACGCTGACGATTGATGAAGCTGCGGAATACAGTAATATTGGAGTGAACAAGCTCCGAGAAATAACAAACAACCCAAGGTGCCAATTTGTTATGTATGTCGGAAAGAGACGATTAATCAAGCGAAAAGAGTTTGAAAAGTATATCGCAGAGTCGATAGAGATATAATCAAATGTGGACTTATGTAGCCTTATGTGATATTATAATAAATTGCATAAGGCTTTTTCCATAAGTGAAAGGAGCGAAAATTTAATATGGGAAAGGACTTGAAAGGTAAAGAACTAGGCAGAGGCATTAGTCAGAGAAAAGACAAATACTATGTCGGTAGATACACAACAAAGAATGGAAAACGAGTACAGAAATTATTTGCAAAACTGCAAGAGTGCAAAAAGTGGCTTGCCGATGAGCAGTACACTGATGAACACAGCAACCCCGACTTTCCGTCTGACATGTTGGTTAATGCATGGTTTGACTATTGGATAAGCGTTAAGAAGCGCACAGTAAGACCGAACACGCTGAGAAACTACACCGAGAGATACAAACGCAACATAAAGCCTGTTATCGGAAATAAGATACTGCGAGAGGTTAATACGCTCCACTGTCAAAAGATAATGACTAATATGGCTGACGAGGATTACCGGACAGCAACGATATATCAGACGCGCATAGCACTATACAACATGCTTGACTATGCATATCAAAGCGAGATTATTCCCAAAAATCCGTGCAACCGCATGGTAAAATCCGACATCGGTAAGGAGTCCTCAAAGAAAGAAGCATTGACGATTGAAAATCAGAAAAAATTCTGTGAAGCTATCAAAGGCACATCATATGAGTATCAATACAGATTCGCCTTGCAGACTGGGCTAAGGACAGGCGAGCTTGTGGGGCTTAAATGGGAAGATGTAGACTTTAAAGCCAAAACAATCAAAATTGTCAGGAGCTTAGAGTACAGGCATTCAACAGGTGAATGGCGAGAGGGCCCACCTAAGAGCAAATCGGGATATAGGACAATTCCACTCACTGATGAAGCCGTATCGCTATTGAAATTGCAGAAAGCTAAAAATGCTTCATTCAAATTTATTGACATTCAATGGAGAGACAGAGTGTTTTTGTGTAAGACCGGGGCGCCTGTGAAAAACAGCACGTATGATACCGGAATATACAAAGCGTGTGACAGAGCGCAGATACCGAGATTTTCAATGCACGTATTAAGACATACGTTCGCAACAAGATGTATCGAAGCCGGTATGACACCCAAAACCTTGCAGACAATCCTGGGGCACTCGAACATAGGTATCACGATGAACCTTTACGTTCACACGACAGACGAGCAAAAGAACTTAGAAATGGACAGAGTAGCAGAAGCACTCAAAGTAATATAA